GCCGGTTTTGAATTCGGCTTTGTTTTTCATTCGATGAAGAGAACCGAGTGCATTCATTCCACGCAAATATTCTCCTTCGGGGATACGTTCTTGGTTCTCTTCGAGGACGCCCATTAACACAACTAAATTATCTTGAAGTGATGGTGGTGGTGCTTGGACTCGGACTGGAGCAGGAACGTCTTGGGGTAACTCTTCTATGTTTTCTACTTGAGACATTATGATGATGATGATGTTTGATATTGACTGATAAAGAACCTACTATTTCTATTTCGTAGAAAAAACATTTCGATTTTTTTGAATGATATGAATTTGCATCTCATTCAAAAATAATAATAGCCATGATGATCATCGCATTCGCATGTTATGCCGGTGCTACGTCCCCAGAATCAAAGATAGAAAACGTTGATGAGAATGATTCAAGAGGGGAAGAATTTACGGTAGGAACGCCTGGTGTTGGTAATATAGGCATTCGAGTACCCGCCTCCGCGGCTGAATCAATACTTTTCTTCTGAACGATATTTTTAAGTGCGGGGATTTTATCTACAGCACCGGATGTATCGATATATTGATAGATTGGTTGAATCACAGTTTTGCTTACTGGTTGTGTAATAGCTTGATTTATTTTATCTTTCGCATATTCTCCGACAGCATCACTCACGATATGTGTAAACAAAATAAACGTGCATAACGAAAAAATAAGTTTTCGGTCGAATTCGCTAAATTTATTTCCTCCTAAAATTGCAAACTTTGGATTATTCCAAGAAAGCTGATTAAACCGCAATATCAATATGAATACAGCGATATATAATATTGTATTTCTCAATAATGGGATTGATTCGGGTGTAGTATGATAAAATCCAAATAAAATAATAGCATAAGACGTGTAAAATATATAATTAATATATCTGTAAAATCCAGAATATTTATCAAAAAATGGCATGAAGACACTTCGTATTCCCGAGATAATAACAAGTGCTATTTCTTCTGTATTCTTTTTAATCGTATCCATCATATAATGTAGGTGGATACTATTATTTGCGTATATGAAATACCCGCACGATCATTCATTCATTCATTCAGTCCTTCAATCTTATCCGTAACATAAAAATCAAGCAATCGAGCACTTGGATCGAGCACCTTCTCGCAAAACGGGTGTCTCCAATAATAAGGAATTGTATCACCTCGCCCGTCATAATATGTTTCAAATACGCGTCTATAAAAGAAGCTTTCTTTGTCGTATGGTGGATTATGCAATTTGTAAAGATGATGGTTTGTATTATTAAATTCGCAATCAGGAACCACCGAATTAGTATATTCTTTAATCATTTGAATCCATGTTCGCCCATTTTGGCTACTGACTCCGTCACTAAATGCCTCCTTTCTCCGCCAAAGAACGTCATTCGGCAATAATCCCTCATGTTCAAATGCCTTTCGAATCAAATATTTCTCAATACGGCCGCCGTCGCCGTCATAAAACCGTTTGAAGCGAGCAGGCATTTGCATAACATACGTCAAGAACTCTTTATCCGCAAATGGAACGCGCGCCTCCAATCCCGCACCGCTGATGCTCTTATCCGAACGAAGTAAATCAAAAAATCGAACATCGCGGATCATTCTCTCATTTTCGGATTGGAATTCAGCGTCAGACGGTGCTTTCAAGAACCCGCGATATGAACCAAAAATTTCGTCAGACATATCCCCACAATAAATAACGACATCTTCTGTTGCATTTTGGATATACTTACTTACAAGATAATTTCCGACGGACGCACGTATCGTAGTAGTACAATAACTTTCGGTTTGTTCAATCGTTTCTTTGATTGCGAGTAAAAACTCAAGTTCGTTGACTACAACTTCATGGTGAGTTGTACCGAGATGTTCGGCCACACGACGTCCCCAATATAGATCAACCGACCCTTCCAAACCAATACTATATGTATTCAACGTCATATTCGGATCGCGTTTTTTCAATTCTCTCGATACGATCGCCGTAACAAGTGAACTATCGAGTCCACCAGATAGAAGGCAACCAACAGGTCGCTCGCTCATGAGGCGTTTCGTAACTGCGGACGTGAATAAATCGCGAAGACGGTTGCAAATCTCTTTTTCAAAGAGAGAATCGCTAACGGTAGATTGAAATGGATTATCTATAGGCGGATATGAATATGTAAGATGTATAGACTTAATTTTCTCTTCAAGGGTAGACAGTTTTTTAAATTGACTATTCGTCGTATGAAGTGTAGAATCGGAAGTGCAATCATCGATTGTCACGAACTGATAATATGGCTGGAATGATACTTCACCGTTATCAGACGCTTTATATTCCATGTAACAACCGGCGGGAAATTGAGTAATATAATCACAAAAAGAATGTATTGATTTCATTTCACTTGAAATACACATGGCGTAGTGATCTGGATTCAAGGAAGAACTTATAATATCGCTGTATTGTGCACCATACCCGCTGTCATGAGAAATGACTCCGATATAAAGAGACCGAACACCGACAGGATCCCGTGCGACAAAGACTTTATCATGGTCATAATCATAAAGCACAAAGGAAAACACGCCATCTAGACGGCGCAACGTCTCGATGATTCCGATTTTTCGATACAAGTGGATAATAATCTCACAATCAGAACCACTTTTGTATTCGCTCTCCAATCCAAATTCGGCAATTAAAGATCGAAAATTATAGATTTCTCCGTTACAAATCAAACGACAATTCTTTAATTGAAACGGTTGATCTGCGCTGGAGTCCATACCGTTAATTGATAGTCGATGAAACCCCCATGCGCGAGTTGTGTCATTTACGAAAATAGTTTTATCTGGTCCACGGTGACTAGTTAAAACGAAATGTTCCTGTAGATTTTTTAACTGAGCGATAGATAATTTAGAGATTGCTTCAAAATAGAAAATTCCACACATGGTATAGAGCGTATACGATACAACAATAACTCAGTAAGGAATGAGAGTATATAAATTATAGATATATCTTTAATATAATATTATTGATTTTATGTAGCCGAAAAGCGAAAATGGAAACATAAATATATTTTCACATTATACAATAGTAATATAATATAATATAATAGTCAACGAACAATTTCGAAAATGGAATTATACGGTGTTGTAAATGGGGTATATTCGAATCATCATGAACGACTTGATGAAATAAATGATAGAATTAGGGACAGATGTATTCCGTCGGCGGTTTTACAGCCGGCATATAGTGTTCGTCCGACATCGTCGAAATATGCGATGATGCCTATTTTAGAGCAAAGACCTGTACCATCTGTAGGTATTCCGCCATATCAGCATTTTACTACAGAAACTGTATTTAATCCAGGTAATGCCAAGGCGCCATGGCGTGGTTGGGCAGAGCGAGTGAATTTAGAATCATCTCTTCGTAATCAGTATTTTGCATTACAGAGAAATGATCGGGCAGATTATGTCCCGAATTCAACGAGTGATTTGTATCAAGTGACGATAGATACTCGCGAGGTAACGCAGCCTAATCCATATTTATTTGAAAATGGCGCAGATAATTTTGCACCGATGAACCCAAATCCGCATGATTTAGGAAGATTGACTTTTGAGAATTCTACTAGGTTTCAATTACGAACACTCAATTGCACATATGATGGTTTTTGCACAGGTGAAGGTGGCCCATCTCTTGCTCCGCCGACAAATTATATTCCAGAAGATACATTAAAAAAGAAGGAAAGACAGAAACAACATATTCAGTTTGAACAGGAGGGTTTTTCGGGTAAAAAACCTGAACAAATGAAAAATAATGGAAATTCATCGAGTGAAGGGTTTTCGATTCCGCGCGCGACTGCCGAATCCATGGCTACAGAGCATTTAACGATGCGACAGCGCCGAAATAAGTAATAACAGTAAAAAAGTGTAAGTAAATATCGTATGATATATTATGAAGTTTATTCATAACATCATATATAATAATAATGAATGATACTACTACTAGTAGTAAACGCGCCGAACAAGAAAATGAGAATATTCAATTAAATTCGCAATCGCATTCGCAATCGCATTCGCAATCGCATTCGCAATCGTCAACTTGGAATGATTTTGATGAATACACCCTAACGCTAATGTCGAATCGAAGCCATTATGGTAAATATATAAAAGCAAAAGTAGGTTCAAATGGCGAGACTGTTAAACATGACGTAAGTGTAAACGATGGTCATAGTATTCATTACGCAACGACATTCAAAAAAGAAAAGAAGTATTATAAAAAGAGAATAATTGCACTTACGAAGGATCTATATAATAAAAAATTTGAAGATGACAAGGACATTACAGAGCCATTTAACGAGTATTTAAAACGTTGTATAAAATATCTTAAATTTAAAGATGTATCAGAGATGATACAAAATGATTATAAAGATATTAATTCTGAAATAGAATTAAAGCGTGCACAGTCAGAGTTGAATAAGCGTATCGATAACGATACAGGTTGTGATAACAAGGACGATCATTCTGGAGATGAGAAGGACAATAATGAGCCGGGCGAAGAAGATAAAACTGTAGATAATGCAAATAAGATATTTATGAGACGTAGCTCGACGTTGGATAATTTTGTCAAAGTAAAAAAACCAGGTGAGTTATATGTACAACCACCGCCAAAGCAAGTGGTATTTCCACAAATAAAAGAATTCAATATAGATATGATGAATAATGCAGAAAAGAAACAAAAGAAGATAAAAAAACAAGTGAATAATAATAATAGTAATAGTAATAGTAATAATAATAGTAATAGTAATAATAGTAATAGTAATAGTAATGATAATTAGGTGAATAATAGAATATTAGTGTTGGCCGGAGAGAATGGAAAGAGCATCTTGAATTTGTAGTCCTTCATATGACTTCTCGGTATAGTACATTTCCGGTGTTAGAATAAACATTTCATGACCGGAAGTTGTCTGCCTCGAATTTTGTATAGTGAAGAGGTTTTCGATGTCGTAAAAGCACGCATCAACGTCGAAAAGTCGTTTGTAATCAGCGTCGTTGATAACAAGACCGATGAAATCGGCAGTAATAACATGTTGGACTGACTTGTGAATAAGGACATTCATAACATATTTCTCGATAGTATCACGCATATAAGAGACATACTTTGACTGGAATGACCAGTCCTGAGTAAAGCCGTGTACTTCTGGATCAGTCGATCCATCATTTGGAGTGAGAAGGGTGTGCTTGTTGAGCAAATGATAACGCCTGGTGTTTTCGTCGTAAAGAATGTAACACGTTACGTAATGCTGTGATTTTTCGGGGCATGTTGCTTTGAAGCGATAGACGTAACGAACACATGGTGTCACCGGATTGATGCATCGTTCCGTAATTTCATACGCAGCTTTTTCATTAGACGAGTTCAGCGACGTCAACGTATTTGCGGCATCGTACGCCTCTTCGTCGCAATACACGTTCTCGTACTGGACCTGGTCATCGGGTTGGTATTCTTCTTCGCCCGAGTAATACGGACAAGAGTATTTTACGGGTTGTTGTCCGACAACTGTCTCAGAATTTGTGGAAGAGACGCTACTGTCGTCATTCTCATCAAATGCGCTTTGATAATTCAGCTTACGACAGACTCGAGGGCTTCGTCGAGGTACGAAAACGGGGGTTTCTTCTTGTTCGACGCAAACTGTGGGTTGCTTAGTAGATGGCGCTTTTTGCTTTGGCGTGTAAATTTTATAGTTTCGAAGTGCAGCCTCTTTTGCAGATCGAGTAAATATAGAGCGTGCTGCAGGTGCAGCAGCAGCAGCAGGTGCAGCAGCAGGAGGCGTAGAAAAGGAGGAACGTGTTTGATTATGCGAGACAACCTCTACTTCATCGTCTTCAAAGTATTTGCGATAACACACCCTGGGTTTACGAGGAGCACGTGCGTGAATGCCGGGCGATGTCTTTTTTGACGAGGTAGATTTAGACGCAACCGGCGTGGTATACACGTTAGTAGATTCAGAAGACAAGGTAGAACGAGTGAAAACCATTATGAAGTAATATACGAAATGAGCGAAAGAGGAACGAACGAAATAAACGAACGAAAGGAACTATGAAGAATATATTTTCACGTTTATCTATCTTCAATTTTTTATAATGTCGTATATATAATAGTATTTTAATAGTTGGATAATATGTTAACTGACGTGAAAGCTCCCGTAGATGAAATCAGTACCGAAAATATGTCAAAAAAGTTTCATGATGTAACCTGTGCACCCAAAAAAGAAGATACAGATCAAAATGATTTTTCATGTTATTCGTCAAAATCTCTCGAAAAAATTAAAAATCTTTGGAATAAACGACACCCAGATAAGAAAATAACAGACACAGACAGTAGAAGTATATGGGGTAAATTAAAAGCGAATATGAATAATGTATGCAATACAGAGGCGTGTTGGTTAAGACAAAATTTCGCATCTAGTGGATTAGATACAGAAATTATTAATTATACATTTGCGCCGCAATCACCAGAAACATGGAAGAAGAACCCGAATGATTGGTTATCGAGTGTAGATATTGCAAATTCCATGAAACAATATGAGCATGCGTTTCCGTCTTTTGTATTCATAGGTCCATCTCCGGTTGATTATGACGAAATCGTAGAATATGGCAACTGTGTATGGAACGAATTATGCGAATTTGAATTGACGCGCCATATCAAACATGGAAAGAATAAAATAGGAGTGATATTCAATACAGACACACATGATAAACCAGGGGCACATTGGGTATCTATATTTATAGATGTTCGCGCCAAGATAATCTTTTTTTTCGATAGTACAAGCGATGCGCCGCAAGTTCGTATAAAAAAATTCATAAAAATGGTAAAGGATCAAGGTACCGAAACCGGTATAGACTTCAAAGTATACATAAATGACGTTCCTCATCAAAAAAATGATACAGAATGCGGTGTATATTCGCTATTTATGATAATTCATATGCTTACAGGTAAAATGACAGTACATGATTTCCTGGACAGCAGCAAGAAACTTAGTGATAAATATATGCAAAGATTCAGGCGTAAGTTCTTTAACGTAGATGACCCTGTTCCAACCAAACCTGTACCATTTTAATGATCATGAATAATGATGCATAATAATTAATGCATAATAATGCATAATAATTAATGCATAATAATTAATGCATATAATACGTAATAATAACTTATATAAATTGTATTCGTATATAAGTTATATAGATCATAGTAATGGCAAAATCTCTCGGAACAAAAGAAAACAAGCAATTATTATGGGGGCTTTTGATGGAAGAAGGTATTTTCGATACAATACCAAGGGACGTCTCTTTACCAGAAGTGCAGAGTGTGTTCGAGGCGACGTTATATAATCTCTCGAACACGTCTTCACCTAATGCATCTTTAATAGAATTAAATAGAATGGCGATAGAATCTCTCGCAAGTATTATACCAGAAATAAAATCAGAGAGAAAAACTATAATAACCGCCGAAGATATCCGAAATCAGAAGAGATACGAGATAGACACGAAGTTACGTGAGATGGAGGCGGAAAGTCGCGCATATTTAGAAAGACCGACACCACCAGCAATCGATTTTTCAGATAAGGGACTACATATAAAACCGCTACGATCGAGAGGTAATCGGCCGCCAGAAATACTGGATATTACGTCTTCATTAACCGATACGATGATGTTACCGATGACGTTACCAATTACATTAAATAAACCGACAACGAATAATGCAAATGAAATTGCTGTAGATGTAAATTCGCAACCCGTGCAATATGACGACATAAATGACTCTCCGATTGGGGAGGATATGGACAAGCTAATTGCCGAGAGAATTGCCGCACGAGAACGTGATCTTACAGAAATAACCAACCGGATTATTCCAAAGGATATGGGGAAACAAGATGTAATGATAATGAGATCACCGGTTCCGGCACCTTTGCCATTACCATCACCATTACCGAATACTGGTGTAGTTGCCCATCAAACAGTAAATAAGGTGAGATTTTCAGACAAAATAAGTACGCATTCAGCAGAAGATAATGATATTCGCGAAACATCGCTACCGTTACCCGTACTCAAGACGATAGATTCAAAAGCGGGCGCCGACGTAGAACAACCGCCCCCCGCGAAATATTCGCCCGATATCGATGATATATACAGTAGATTAAAAAGAAAACCGGCGACAAACAACATTAACCCGAGCGAAGATAATAGTAATGGCAATATTATTAATAATAGTGAAATAATAATAAAATTACAAGAGACTGTAAATGAAATGAAGGTGCAAATTGACGAAATGAATAGAAGGCAAAATGAGATGTTCGAGAGATTTGCAAAATATGTAAATTATACAAAATTTAATAGTTAATAGCGAGACCCGCCGATGCTGAAAATGATCAGGAAATAATCGAATAATGTTTTATTGGGTCTAAAGGATAGGACGAAAATAATAATTAAGAAACAGAAAAAGGCAATAAAGTCTCCATATTTAGGTAATTTTTTCAGGAATTCACGTATCATTTATTATAACATGTATAAAATAACTATATATAACATAACTATATAGTTATAATTCAAGCATGGATATAGATTATAATGGTAACCCTTTACGGGCTTATTGTCCAGATAATTATGAAGTACTACCTGAAGGAACTATAGTGAAATTACGTTCAGATTTAAACGACTCATCTAAAGCTTATCTTTCATCTAAAGGTATAAGACAAGATTCTCTAGGAGTTATATATGGTTCTTATAAATCAGATGACAATATTATGGAATACTATGTTGTATGGAAAACGTCGATGAAGCGGAAAAGGCAGGCGACTGAACGTAGACTCAGTATGAATTGGGACGAAATCATATCGACTAATAGATATATCTTAGAAAATGACTTGATACGTCTAAAAAACAATCCTCGTCATGTTTCCGTGGCTCTTACAAATGCTCATGATTCACCCCGTGCCTACCTCTCCAAAGTTAGTGCGCTTCGTGCAAAATTCGAGACTCCGAGGACTCCAAAGACTCCGAGTGGTGGTAAAAGAGCGCGAAAATCCAGAAAAGTTCATAAGTCTCGCAAAGCGCGTAAATCTCGTCGTCGTGAATAGTGTATCGATCGCGATACAGACAGAGAGCCATGTACTAATGATCAGGAATATAATTATATTTCATAGGTTCACCGGTTTTCGGGTTGGCAGGTATTATTTCTAATTTTCCTAACCGGACTAGATTTTCCATTTTGTATTGATCGTAGTCATAAATTAAATTCGTGGTTTTATCATAAGCATATTCCTTGCCACTTATGTTTATTTGTTGTAATGCGATTTTGACTGTTTTTTTATTAAGTTTACTGCTTTTATCGTCTTCTTCTGTATTTATATCTGGCTTATATGCAAGTGTTTCTTCCTTTGTATCAGATCCAAAATAGTAACATTTCAGAGTTTCCTTTGATTCTGGATTAAAGTGTATCATACAATCAAATGAAGATTCTTTAACCGCGGTTAAAATCTGTGTTGTAATCTGGGACTTGATGTTTGCGATTTCATAAAGAGATTGATCGGTGGACAAAGGTGTTACATTATCGATTTTACTTCTATCGCTCATACGAATATTAAGAGATTCGTCGTTATCTACCGCGACTTGACGACCGCTGAAACGGGATACATATAAGAATACATCAACTGTTCTAAGATCTTCGGGGAGGTCGATATGGCTGCAAATACGACGAGCTCGCCCGATGATTTGCTCGGTACGAACAGGGTGCCAGTAAGGTTCAGTAATATGAACATAACGAACATTTCGCAAATTAATACCTTCAGCGCCAGATGCGGTAATCATAAGTATTTTAATAACTTGCCCAGAAATATTATTGGAATAACTGGGTGTGATGACATCAAGTATTGTTTTTGGTACATTTTTCCATTTGCTGTTGAATATGTTGCGAATAATTTCCTTCTCTTCAGGTGATTCTGTTCCGGTGTAAAGAGCAAAGCATGGGCGGGCGCGTTGTTCAGGAGTCATATCAATTGTCCAATCTCCAAGCGAAGATTGTTTTATTTTAAAATGGGAGAATCCATTTGCTTCAAGAACCAATTTTAAGATACCGATACCTTCTAATGTGCGAAATTGGCTATAAATCAAATGAAGACCTGTACGTGCTTCATCATCTTCAGTAGAAAGAATATTTTGAAGTAAATGGAGGAATTTGGGGCTGTATGTTGCGAGTTTATCTGGGGTTAAAAATTCGGCGGATTGTAATTCGAGATCACGCATCGCCTTTGCAATCGCGGCTTGATATTGAAGAACATATGCTTTTTTACTTAATTTTTGTTCGGGTTCGGCGGCGGCGCCGGATTCTGATTCGTCCACTTCGAGGTTTCTTGGCAGATCATCATTCACTTCACCAGTTATGATTGTTTCTTCATGATCTTCATCTACTTCGACACCATCGATCATATTTTCGTCTACTTCTTCGACTTCGGGTTCATCTTCTCCGCCCGCAGCGGAGGCAGCGGCAGCTTTAGGTTTTTTACCGCGTTTTGCAGGACCACTTGCATCACCTGCAGCACCTTTTGTTAATACGCGAGTTACACGTTTTGCAAGATCTTCTTCGGGTGCGATTTCTCCACCGAGCTCCGCTGCTTTAGAAATAGACCCGGTGACACTTTCGGTATCTCCCGGTAAAGGTCGATGAATACCTTTTGGAAATACAAAGTTACAGAATGCGCGAGAGAAAATACGATACGTAGATGAAACGTCTTCGTAAATATTGCCGGTATTGTCCCCTTCCGCGCCGGCTTTCTTCCCTTTTCCAGGCCCGCCGCGTTTTGCTTTTTTCTTCATTTGTGATTCTTGGTTTCGTTCGATATCGCGAATGCGCGAATAAATGCCGAATTGGTAATCGCTCATTTCAGCGTAAATTACATGAAAATTCGTTTTCGGATCATAAGACGGAAGTAGTTTTTCTTGTGCACTTCTGAAATATGAAGTAAGACCTAAAATTCTTCGAATGAATAAGTCACGATTTTTCAGGTTTAGTGTTTGTGGGTCGATAAAAAAGCTATTAAACTCGTCTTTATTCGATGGTAATGCGGTATATGGAGACTGTTTATTTGAAGAAGCGCGGGATACGACTAAACCATTATCTGCAAGTTTTTGTATAATCGCTTTTTCGAATGCGGCATCGCTTAATACACCATTTTCAGTAGCAGTTTTATCATCGATCGAAATGACTGGAGCAGAACCAGCACCAGCACCAGCACCAGATTCCGCGCTGCTAGGATTATTTTCTATAGCAGCATTCGGTTTCCCGCGGCGTATAACACCTTTATATTGAGATGTAACTGGATCATAATCACGAACAAATCCGAATGGATTTCTAGTTATAAGTAATTTATGATTTCTAGCATTATATTCCATATTATCGAATGAAAGACCGACGCCTGTGGCAAAAGAACCCAACCCAGCGCCAGATCCAGAACCCGCCGAGGCTTTTGCGCCTTTTGCGGGTGCCTTACCGCGGTTATTCGTTAACCCAAAAATATCCTTGAATGTTTCAATAGAAATTTTAGTAGGAGCACCAGGTGCACTTTTAGATTCATCAAGTGTGAATACCCAATTATCAATATTTCCGCGAAGTATATTGAATAAAACTGCGATTTCGTTGGGGTAGTTAATAATAGGAGTTCCGGTTAATAAAATCACTTTGGCGTTTTGGGCGCTAAGTAAAAAATCATACAACCGATACGCCATCGATGTAGGTCGTTTAAGTTTATTTACGATTCGGCTAACGAAGTTATGTGCTTCATCGATAACAACGACTTTATTATCAAATGGATTTTGAGTATAATCGTTTGACCATTTTTTAATATAGTCGGAACGCAAACCGTTATAATTTACAAATTCGTATTTTTCGCGTATCATTTCGTTGATTTGTTTGTCTACCATAACACGTTCACCAGCGGTGAGTTCAGTTTCATAGTTGCTCGGTTTTTTAACATTTACTAACCAAGCACCGCCTTGTCTGCTGATAAATGATTTGTTGATATTTAAAATAGCAGATAATGCGTCAGTTAGTTCCGCATTACCGCGTGATTGGACGAATTCCCAAAACTGATTTTTTTTATACATGAGATCACCGCATTTTGATTTCATTTCTTCCATATAATTCATACGTAATGACGCGGGAGTCATAACAATAATCTTTTTAAATGTTTTCAACCCTTCAGCGATAGCGATCGACGAGCATGTTTTTCCACTACCTAACCCATGAAATAATAATAATCCGCGATAGGGAGAATAAATATTCAAATATTCGCGAACGATTTTCTGATGAACCAATAAAGATACAGACGCAGAATCGTCGCCGCCGTATAATGCTTCGCATGATATATCACTATCACCCGACGTTATTTCTTCGCGATAATTATGAAATAATGCATTCACATATTGAATAAATTTGGCACGATTATTCATGTAAAAATTAGAGGCTTGTAATTGTGGAAGTTCAACCTTCGCGGGCAATCTCTCTGCTACGATTTCATCTCCGATTCTAATCGCCAAAGATAATGCATATTTATCATCTTGTTTTGCATCTTCCTTTGACTTTTTGGCGATTTTTGCAACTTGTTCTTTTGCAGAAGCAGAAGCGGCGGAAACTGGAATAACCGGTTCTTTTTGTAAAGAAGATTTGGGTTTTCGTTGTCGAACCTTGAGAATCTTTTCTACTTGGCCCGAACTAGAAGATGACGCCGCCGCTGCAGCGGATACAGCTACACCTGCGCCTGCACCCGTATCCTCTAACACTTCTGCATCTGCTTCTTCTTGATCTCGTTCTGCTTGTTCTATCAAACTGGCGGCGACGCCTTTATTCTTTGCTATAACAGAAGTTTTCTCTAATATTCCTCGTTTCGACAGTTTTACGGCCTGAGCTGATTCGTCTTGTTCTTCTGCGAGGTTTTGTGCCGATCGAGATTTATCTTCAAGATCTTCATCTCTAACAAGTTCGGATTGGTCTAGTCGTTTCAAGGAAGTAGCGGGTTCAGATATTACCGGGGCAACACGTAAACTACTTGCTTTGGCTAATACATCATCGCGATTAACATCATATTTGTGCCGACTATCTGTAAAACCGGCAGATGCTCTAACTTTTTTTTGAGCATTTAAAGCTCTGGCGCGAATATCCTCTTCACCGCCAGTATCTTGTTTTTGTTGCATCATAGGTGCATCGGCTGATTCACCTGGAGGAGAAGAAGCAGCAGCAGCCCCTGGATTTTTTTTAAAATCCTTCATTTTATCTGATGTGGGCCTTTTCATCGCCGAAGCGGGAAGAGCACGCTTAATATTAAATACTACTCCATTATCTTTAGCTGGAACAAGACTTTCTGTATTTGGTTTTTTTTCTAACTTTGAAAATAGTGCAGGTTTAGATCCTTGCATGATATGTTATTATACTATATATACAATAAAATATAATAACATACAATCCAACGCGCCGATTTACAATTTGGGCGTCATTATCATTTTTATAGCCAATTCACATGTAACTTGTTCAGCCTTCTTCTTAATTTTATGTGAAGATTGCGCAAAGAATATAAATGCCTTTCCGTTCATGTCTAACATTTGATGAATACTGGCAAACCCATTTGGCAACGATTGAAATGAAATCGCATTTTCTGGACGTTCAGCCACTTCATGAAGCGGTTGTCCTAAACATAAAAATAATCCCATCGTATATCCGATTTCTGCATCACGCGCCAATTCTATATAATCAGGCGTCGTTTTAAACTCTTTCTGAATCTTAACCTGGAGAATATTCTTATAATTATCGTCATTTTTAATCAAACTGACCCAATCGATATGTTGCTCGAAGACGTTTTCAATAAAGATCTGCGCGATTTGAAATCCGGGTCCACACGTAAATATCTTTTCAAACCAACAATCCTCGTCACGTATCGATACTTTATTAAAGTCCAAAAATAATGCACCGATAAACGCCTCAAACAAACACCCCAATTTTTTCAGATTGGTTCTCGTCTTCTTTTCCTCCGCGTGTTTAGATATAATAAACCATCGATGCAATCCCATTTCAAGCGCAAATTTACCGATCGTCTCATTTTTAACGATTGCGATCTTTTTTTCAGTCATAAACCCCTCATTCTCTTTAGGGAATCGGCGATACAAATAATATTTAGTAATACATTCTAATACTCCGTCGCCCACGAATTCAAGACGTTCGTTCGACTTCGTACGAAGTGGCATGGTTCCTTCAGGTTGGTCCAATAATGTAATGTTTTCTAGTTCATTTAGCAGTTTAGGGCGTTTCGTATAAGAACGATGAACAAACGCCCGACGATATAACTCAATATTATGAACCTGCGAAGGAACACCATATTTAGCAAGAATCGTCTCAACATCTGCAATATTTACATCGATATTTTCAGTATTATATGGGTTGAACACGTATCTTCCGTCTTCAACTCGTACAATATCATCGTCATTATAAATATTTTTTCCGGTCGATACAGATTCATCATTTTCGATACCAGACTGTCCGTTCTCGCTTATATTTAGCAATATATTTTCGGTTTCATCTGATTCGGTTTCAGATGAAGACGATGAAGTATTTTGTATTGGTTTCGTATTATTAGAAGATGGCTGTGATAGTGGTTGTTGTTGGCGTTTTCTGAACATCTCGATGTCGATGTAAATGTAAATACGTTAATATAATCGAGGGCGATTCGCAGAAATAATAGAAGAGCAATAACTCTTTCAGGTATATACTATATAAAAATGTATTTAAGCAAATTCAATTATATTCAATTATAAAATTTTAATATTTATAATATTTATAATTCATTAGCAAATAAAATGGTTCTTTCAAACGCTCCTAAGCGGGTTCGTCAAGTCGCGTCACTTACAAGCAGCGGTTGCCATTTTGGCAGTATGCCTGGTATTGCGCCATCGGTTGGTCGTAGTTCCGCTATTTCTCTTGCTTACAAGAATGGAGGAATGAAGTGCGATTGCCTTGGTAAGATCAAATATCAGAGTTGCGCTCAACAGTATAAGTATTTGAAGGATAATAATCTTATCTTCAACTGCAAGTTGACCGGTGGAACTGGTAGACAGGTCTGGACTAAGAATTGCTCGAATAAGTAAATTCGACGTATTCCTCGCTACTAAAATCCAGTATATATTTTAAATATTCATTATAATATATACATTATTACTATTTAATGGCGAACTCCAAGGTTGCTAGGCGTGTTTTATTTGGCGGCGCCAGTTCTACAAATGGCATAGGGACTGATACTCGAAGTGGCGGTGGTGATAAAAAGGGTGGATCGATACCTTCTGGTACTGGACAGATGCGTAGTTTTTCGATGCGCAATACTATCTCTGAACCGGCAAAGAATAAGGACTTTATATTTAAGTTCCTCGAGAGATTAAGTCCCGCCAGGCATTCCGGCCCCAAGTTATAAAAGGTTAAAATGGTATATTATTTAGGCGGATAAATATAACAAATATAAACACAAGTATACTATGTTATACATACTTGTATTTAGTAGCCAACAATAATTACTCACCATGAAGATCGAGACAGATATTAAGCTAGATTTTAATGATGTATTATTTCGCCCAAAGCGTTCATCACTTTCGTCGAGAGGCGAAGTTGATTTGACTCGAGAGATTATATTTAAGAATGGATATAAGTGGACAGGTGTTCCAATTATTGTCTCTAATATGGATACAGTCGGGACCCTTGAAATGTATAAAGTGATGCATCGTCATAAAATTATTACGTGTTTTCATAAACACTACGCACTTGAAGACTATCCTTTGAATATGGATCGGAATTATTACATGGTA